TCAATTAGGATTAGCTTCTGACCCATTAGATGTTTTAGGGTTAAAAAACAAAAATGAATGGTTTACTTATCTATGGGATACTCATTTTACAATTTCATCAGCTAAAAAAAGACTGGCTAATTCTAAACGTTGGATACCAGTTTCTGGAAAAGAAAAAGATAAAATTATTAATCTTGAATCTGTATCAGGTAGACAATTAAAAAGTGGAATTTTAAAAGACTATTATGATATTAATAGCGCATATTGGGGTAAAAATTGGGCAGAAGGTCGTAAATACTCTATGAGTGAGATTAACGAATTAGGTTCTGCTATTTACAATATCAACGAAAATCCTAATAGAGTTAATAATGCTTTAGCTAAAACAGGAGAGTTATTACATGGGCAAGATTGGTCTGATTCTATTTTTGGTCGATTAGATAAAGCTAAAGTAGAAGCGATGTACAAACAACATCAAGATGATGTATCTCAGTTTGATTGGATGAAAGCGTTATTAGGTAGAAGTTCATTTAAAACTCCTATGGGTAATTATATTGCAAATACTATGAAATATTCTTTATGGAAAGATGGTAATGTATATAATAAAAATACACAAGTTTTAGAAGGTGGATTAGATGGTGTAGCTAATAGCACTACTTTATTTACAAATGCTGTTAAAGGCACATTATTTGGTAAAAACAAAAAATTGATAGCTGATGCAATTAAAAATCCTCACAAACGTCGACCTATATTAGAAAAGATAAGTAATTTAGCAGAAGATTTTATTGTTAATGATATGACAGATTTAACAGCTATGACTAATGCTTCTCGTATTATTAAAAATATGATAATTGAGGGAGATATTGGATTAAAAGGCGCAAGAAATATAGAAGACGCTATTGATACTATGAATAAAAAAATTCAATATCTGAAAAAACGTTCATATTTAATGTCTAGAGATAGGGCTAATTTAGAAGTCAATTATAGCCCAAAAGAAGAGTCTATAGGTCCTGATGGGATGAAATTACAAAATACATTACTTGAAATTGCTTTTGGTACTGCAGACCTTAAAAAATTAACGTCTAAAGATAGAAAAAGAATACGTGAAATTGGAGATGATATTACAGCAGAAATTGACCAAGGTAGTATAGATTTAAAAATTGAAAAATTTAAAACTGATTTAACAGATAGAGGTAAATTATTATTTGACCAGTTATTACTTGGTTCATTAGACCGTTATGATTTAAATAAAATTGATAATTTTATTGCTAGAATAGACAAGTTTGATAAAACAACAATGGATATTGTTCACAATATGAGAAGTCAAGCTGCTAGAACTAGAACTAGTAAATTAGGCTTTAACAGTTCATCGGTAACTACTGAATCATTAAAAGACCATTTAGGAACATATTTAGGTTTATATAAAGATATGTGGAAACCTCGTACTACAGAAGAAGTTAACAAAGCATCAGATAAATTACATGCTGATTTAGAAAAGCCTGAAGTTCAAGCAGAAACAAAAATGCCTGATGATGCATTAAATCGCTTTATGCAAGAATCTTTGATGGAATCTGGCTATATGGGATTAAAAGAAGCTCCTTTAGATGCTAAATCAAAAACTCTAGCATCTGAAATAGCTACACTTATCAAGTCATGGGGAAATAATAAATTAGGTCAAAATTTAGATGAAGTAGTGCGAAATCCTTATGTAGTAGGTAAACAATTAAATGCAATGAATTATCAAGACTTTGTTCGTTTGCGTAATTATTTACAAGAAGCTAAGCGTGGTAACTTTATTCAACGATGGTTTAAAAAATTAGGACCAACTGATTTAGATTTGCGACATTGGATGCAAATACCTGAAACAGTAGGTAGGGAATTAATGCGAGATGATTTACAGCTAATGAAACAACATGGATTTTTTACCGATAGATATGGTAATCCAAGAGAAGGTATGATAATGCAGCCTACTAATTATGTTGATATGGCTAATAATTGGTTATCTTTAATGGTTGAAAAATCTACTGGTGGTGCCGATAGAGCAGTTCGAAAATTTCAAGATAGCGTACAATTTCATACAGGTACTGAAGAAGCAGGTTTATTATGGAATATTGCTGTTAGACAGCGTGAATTAGGCTTAAAACATGCATTATTAAAAGAAAAAGACCCTACAAGAAAAGCTGAAATACAAACTATATTAAAATATTTAAATACAAAATTTAATGAAGCTGATAAAGCTGCTAATTATACTAAAGAATTAAAAAATAAGAAATTTTTTGTTACAGTTGATGGTGTGAGACAAGAAAGAACTGGTGAATGGATTGTTAATAAGTTAAATGATTCTTTAACTGAAACATTTAAAAGTATGCATAGGTTTATTAGAGGAGAACCTGGTGCATTAGATGATTATATTATTGGATATTGGGATGGTAAAGACCAATTATCTCCTAAAATTGATTATAAAAAGTTTATTCGACATATGAATCAGCATATGACTGGTGGAATGACTCCTTGGAAAACAATTGCTAGGTCAGATGTTCCTGATATATTTGGTATTGATGGATTACGAGCTGTTGCTCGTTCTATGCAATTAGATTTATTGCCTCGTAAAACGAAAAAACAACGTGAAATTAGAGCTAGGATTGCTAAACAACCTGTATTAGCTACAGGTAAAATTGATTTTAGATATTATTTTCCTCATATGTTTTTTGATAAAAAAGTTGCATTAAAAGGGGCAAAAGAAGCAGCACTTAAAATTATGCAAACTCCTGATTCTGAAATGTCAAAAGACCAAAAAGAAATTGAATTAAAGAAGATACAATATAGAACACGTTCATTAGAAGGTGATTTTAACTTTAAGGATATGGAAGAATATGAAATGTTTGATTCACTTGTTGAACGTATGGCTAAAGGTAAAAGGATAAGTGAATCACGAGTAAAGTGGTTTAATGCTAACGAAAGAGCTGGTTCTATGCATTCTCGTAATAGCTATACTTTTGGATGGAGTATTGACCCTTCTACAGTTGAAGCTTATATTCGTTCATTAAATAATACTTATTATAGGCAATTATCTCAAATGTTTAGTAGAGATATAATTGACCGTATGGGTAAAGAAATGCCTAAAAAATGGGGTAAAGAACAAGCTAAAGCTTGGCAAAATTGGATGAAATTATATGTTAATGACGCTATTGGCAATCCAACTATTATCCCTGAAGCAATGTATCAAGACCCTACTATGAAATTAAAAATGAGTCCTTATGGTTGGTTTGCTGATAATAAAGTAAGAGATAGAATTAATAAAATTGCAGATATGTTAGGATTGACAAATAAAAAACTGCCAAAAGAATTGCGTGGAATCGATGTTGATACAGTTAGACATTGGTCTAATATTGAAGGTCAATATGAAATGGCGAGTTTATTAGCCCATCCTAAAAGTATGGTAATGAATGTATTAGGAGGTAACCTTCATACAATACAAAGTGCTGGATTAAAGAACTTTATTAATGCTAGAAGGTTAGATTTTTTAAGTAAAATCAATCCTAAATGGAATAATAAACAAGCAATAGATAATTTTATTACTGGTCATGGTGTCGTTCCTGAATATTTATTATATGAAATGGGAATGCATAAAGCTTTTCAAACAAACAAAGGTAAAGATGTTTTAGCAGATATTAAATCAGCTTTAATGAGAGACCCCAATATGGATGCTGCAGGGTTAAAAGAAGTTGTATCTAAACATGGAAAAGGATGGTGGGAAAAAGCTACTCAATTTGCTGCTAAATTTATGACAATTCCTGAAAGAGCTTTAAGAAGAGATGCATTTATGGCTCATTATATTCAAGCATGGGAAAAGTTTGGTGGGGCTGTTAAAGATTATAATCACCCATTTTTAATTGAAATGGCTAAAAAAGGTGTAAAAGCTACTCAGTTTTTATATAATGCTCCTAATCGTCCTGCTTTTGCTAGAACTGCTTTAGGTAAAGTCTTAGCAAGATTTCAATTATATGCTTGGAACTCTGTAAAATTAAGAAATGAAGTTAATAGACAAGCTCGTATTGCTGGATATGCTCCTGGTTCTCCTGAGTATCAAAGATATAAACGATTTTTTATATTGGATATGTTCATGTTAATGATGGCAAATACATATTCTTATTCATTATTTGAAACAAATCTTCCTCAACCATGGGGTTGGTTTCAAGATACTTCAGAATGGTTACTTGGCGATGAAGAAGAACGAGATAGAGCATTTTATGGCAATTGGCCTGTAGAAATTGCTCCATTACAAGCTGTATTACCTCCAGGATTACGATTAGTTGGGCCTACATTTAAAGCTTTAATAGAAGATGACTGGTCAAGAATGGCTGGATATCATATGTGGAATGCTTTCCCATTTGGTAGATTAGCTAAAGATATTGTTGGACCGTATAATATAATAGACCAACCTTCTAGAATATGGGAAAAATTTGCTGGGATTCCAATGACTCAAATTCAACGTCAACGTACTGCTGCTAATAGAGCTGAAGCTAAAAAATTAGAAGAACAAGAGAAACAAGAACAGGAGGATTTGTTATTACAATATTAGATTTAAATACTTCGAATGATATTGCTGATATTTTAGAAGGACAAGATAGATTTTTAAATGGTGATGAAAATATAGGTAATGATTTAATTAAAACCTCTGCTGATATTGCATATAAAACAGGTTTAGCTATATCTCCTCAAAGGACACCTCGTAAAAATTTAAAATCTCATGAGCTTTTAGATATATCTTATCAATTATTTGGTAAGCTTTAATTTCGTTCTATTTTTTTTAATAACAAGTGTAGAATAGACGTGTCTAAGCATTCTGCATGCATAACTACTGAATCTTCTACATAAAAACCATCTTCTCCGACAAAACCATATGATGTTTCTACTGCAGGAGCATGTGTTCCTATCATTTCTTTACATTGTTCACATTTCACGTATAACCTACTTGGTTCGTTTATAAATTTCACTATCTATCATTCCCCTTAATAACAAGAGGTAAACAATAGCATCTGTTATTCGACCTTCTACACCTTCTCTTTGAGATTTATGTCCATTAATATATGCCATTATACCATCAATATGTTTTAGCAAGTATACCATAAGAACTTTCTCTTTAGATGTATTAATATACTTGCCAACTCTTTCGAAATTGGCAAATACATTATTTATATCTCTAGCATATTCTTTTTGACCATCATCTCTAGTCTGTAGAATTTGCTTTATCTGCGACTTGATTACTTTGTCCAGTTGCTTGTAATTCATCTTTACCTTCTTGTGTCTGATTAACCTTTTGGTCGATAAAATCTCTAAATAATATTTTATCACCTTTATATTCTATGTACCAATCAAATGTTCCAAAGATTGTACTCATATCATTCTTGATTGAATGCACGTCTTGTATCAACATATTAATAGCATTTGTTATTTGCTTATTTGAAGGTTTTTTGTTTTTCTTTTGCTTTGACATTTTTTCCTCGTTTAGTTTTAGGACTGCCATATGATTTCCCTATAATATTACTCATGTTTTTCATAGCTAATTTCCATTCTTCATTAATCTTATCAATTCTACTATCAACTACAGTAGTTACTTTAGGTTCTCATGTATTAATTTTTGGTTCTACTGGAGGTATCTCTATATATTCCTCAGTATCTAATAAATCATAACTACCATTTAATGCATTTTTTGAAAATTGCTCTGCGTCAAAATTACTGTCTTGACTATTAAAATATTCTATAAATGTTTTTACTAATCCTTTTAATCTATTGCTAGAGTATAATGTTCCACCTATTATTTTGGCTATAGCTTCATAATGTTTGTCCATTATAAACTCCTAAATGTATTGTTATCTATTGATAGTTTAACAAAAATCTCTTCATCTTTAAGATTTTTATCTTCACTATATACCGCTACAATGATATCTTTATTTTCAATTTTTAATACGCCTTCATAGGCTACAAATCTATTAGTTATACTATCTTTATGATTTATTGTTTTTGACTTTTTAATATAGCCTTTTGCAAATGATTGTTTCATAATAAACTCCTAAATTTACGTTATTTGTTAATAACAGGCAAGTTATAATGTCTCACCTGTTATTTTATTTTCTTCTTTTTCTTGACGCTTTTTCCAAGCTTCAATATAATCAACACTTACTTGATATCTTTTCATAAAAACCTTAATATCATGCACATCTTGTTGTAGTTTTTGTAATTCAGCATCAGTCCATTTTCTAAATGCATTTACACCTTCTTTCCAATCTTCATCTTTTTCTATCTTACCCTTTAATTGATTAAAATTAATCGGTATTTCTTGCATAAGACCTCCCTTTTCTAGCAAACATAGTTCCTCTTAAATATTGCCGAAGCCACCAACATCTTTTAGGTATAGATTCTATCATATCCATAACACGTGCGCTACGATGTTGTCTTTCTTTATACATAGTATAATATTTAGTTTTTGCTGGGTCATTCTGTTTTTTCATTTTTTAATAATCCTTCCCCAACTATTTGTCATAGCTGGTTTTTTATTTCGACCTTTATCTTTTCTACTCATCACATTAAATACATGATGTTCTAATTTTCTACGTTTTGCAGTAGACATTTTCATATAATCTCCTAAATTATAGGCGAGAGGGAAAGGACATAGTCATGAACAGGCAATACACAGGGCCATCACACCCTTGACTAAATAGTCGAACCTGTAGCTTATCTTAATGCATGAAAAGATTAAGCTATTCTATGTGCGGGTAACAAATCCGCGGACCTCTCGCCTAATTATTAATTAAACATCTCTTTTCCTGATAATTTTCTAAAAACGTAATCACTTACATGTTTAGGTTGTTTATTAAGAAATGTTATTAAAATTCGATATTCCCTACCTGTTAACGGTCCTTTTCTAATGTTACACCGTTTGCATATCATTTCTAAATTGTTACTAGTCGATGGACCACCGCTAGAAAGAGGAATAATATGGTCACATACCATGTTAGAAACGTCAAGTACACAATTACAGTAAATACATGGCTTTGAATAATGTCGTAGCAATATATTTCTAATTGTTGATAAAGAGATTTTAAATACCACTTCATATTCTTTACTCCTTCTTTTTAAAGTAGACCTTAGTGTTGAGCTTTTTTTCATTAGCCTATGAAATATTCTTTTAGCATGAGTTCCATGTCGTTCTTTTAAAACAGGCATAAATTTATCTTGCCAACCTTTGATGACTTTTGTAACGCGAGGGGCCTTTCGACCCCTTTTGTTACTTTTTGTACTGTTATTCACTTGGAGTACCCGTCATTTTGTATACTCCGTATCTCCGACCATTGCGTGTTATCATTTTGGTATCTATTTTAAAACCTTTGTCTCTCCAGTTTTTAATGACACTAGATAAACGATAGATGCCAAATTTATTTAATGCTTGAACGCCATTGATTGTTCTACCTTTTAAAAGGTGCATTAATAATTTATGCGCTCGCGTTTTCGTTCGCGGTTGATATTTCTTCGCCATATGCTTTTGTTCTCCATGCTATAGAAACTGATGTTTCTAGTTTATAACAAGCCAACATTAACGTATAAAACGTTCCAAAACCTTGATTATCTTTAATAAATCCGATTTTAAATATACGAAATAATGTTAATATTATGCCGTTGTTTAATTGTAATAAATCAAAAATGATTCCTTTAGCCATTGATTCTCCTTAATCTAAAGCTTGGGCGCCATTCGACTTCAGTTTTAAATAACTCACCATCAGTATTTTTATACATTTCTACTGATTTTGTAGTTGATTTAGCTTGTCCATTTAACCCAATTACTTTTCTTGATGCGTTTTCAATTGCTCCTGAACCTTTACCTGCGTATAAGTCCAAGACTTCATTTCGGCTATAATCTCTGCTAACCTGTGAAACTTGAATAATGATAATATCAAGATTAACAGCCATATTAGATAAGTTATGTGATACATATTTAACTTGTTCATACTCGCCTTTAATATGTGGCGGAGTTTCAACTAAATCAATATAATCTACTATAACTACCGATGGTTGTAAATCTCTTATTTTATCTTTAATTTGTTCCAATGTAGGTGAAACAGTTTGTATAGCTAAATGACTCAATTCATCCTTATGCTTTGCATAGAGTTCTTTATAATTATGATTAATCATCTCTTTAGACATTCCAGATACAATCTGCATATGTCTACGATGCATATACCATGATGATAGCTCTAATGATAAGAATAAAGTTGGAATCTGCCATTCTTTGACTATTTTATCATTTACAAAATCAACTCCTAATGCAAGATTTTGAGCAAGCGTTGTTTTATTTGACCCAGTAGGACCAAATATAGTTACTAATTCACCTGGATATATTGTTGAATCTATTTCAGGTGGTAATCCTAACATCTTGCTTAAATTAATACATCTCCCATTAAAATCAGTTGTCATTCTTTCGTGAAATTCTTCTTGAAGATTTTCTGAGTTTTTAACATCTATCATGTAATCTTTACGTTTAAAGAATACACATTTAGTTTGACAATATTTTGCCATTAACTCATCTTGACATCCATATTGATATCCACGATTGTAAGTTTGTTCTACCTTGTCAATAACAACATTATCTTCTAAGCTGTTATTATTCCAATGCAACATACTTACTTTAGCATACTCGCTTGGCACGCCATGTCTTCTAAAGTGACTTGCAATACGCATTATTGTATTATTTCTACATCCTTTATCAGGACCATTTTTAAGCATACGTTGAATACAAGGTACTACATTAGAATTTTCTACAACTGTTTTAAATTCTTGCACAGAAGGAGCTTCTTCTATTACTAAATGTTCGAACTCTCCATCTCCAAACAATTCTGTGTATTGAAATTCAATACGTGGAGTTTTAGCTAATTTCATTATTTCATCAGCTGATTTTTGCATTAACTCTTTTACTGTTAGAGGTATTTTATATAAATTAGTTTTTAAATTGATAGTATGAGGTAATCTATAAATCGCAGAACGAATATAAACCATTTCATCTATACCTGGCAATAAAGATGCCATAGTCTTTCTAACTATATAAGGTAATTCTTCACAGGGTTCGAAATTGAATATACTATTTGGTAATATAAAATGATAGCCTGACCCACTAAAATATACCTGTACGGCATTTTTAAGGTTCAAACCTTCATTTTCTAATGCCATTAAATAATTACGAGCATTTTTCAATGTTTGGTCATTAGTATCTTGACCTTTATCTATATCAATTAATACTTTATCAATAAATCTAGTTCCGTAATAATTACTTACAGAGCCTTTATCTTGAATTTCTTCAACAGCATTATCATCATATAGATATAAAGAACGATATAAAGGTATATCCTGCTCTATATATTTATGTAATTCATTTTTAGGTACCAAGGTACCCCTATTGCTAGGGGCACCTTTCGCTATCTCTACATACATTATAACATTTCTTTAGCTATCTCATTAAATGTCATTTCTACTGGAGCTTGTTGAGGAGTTGCCTCTTTTAAGTAACCATTAGTTTTCATCCATTGAATATGTGAAGCTAAATCAGTATTCCCTTTACTTGTATTTGGAAACAATCTGTAATGTACACTATTAAATGTTTTACCACTTTTTTTATTTTCTTCTTTGTATACATAAGATAAATAAGGAAATGTGCTATTATTACCAACATGATTCTTTTCTAAATATTCTTCTATGCTATCAATAGCTGTTCCATCTTCTAATTCCCATTTACCTTGAACAGTTATTCCTGCAAGACATCCGATATCACCAAAGAATTTATACATTCTATTAATTACAGAACCGCCAGTTATATTGCCATTTTCATCTTTGTCAAATGAACCTCTGATTCTGATATTTCTGGTATATTCACTATCTTTAATGCCAACTTCCACTTCAATAAAAACATCTGCCCAATCAAATTCTGCACTTCTGTCTTTAAATCCTACTATGTGAGTTTCGCATATTCCAGTGAATTTGTTTCCACCACTACTACTTTGTTTTGGTTTAAATAAAGCCATTAACTTTTCTCCTTAATATATATTTTATTCCAATTAAAAGGGAATATTTGTCCCTTTAAATGATTACATCTACTACCTGCTTCTACAGCTTGTTTAGCTTTGAATGATACCATCAATTCATCGTCTTCATCTCTAAACATATATCCAATAGCATCGCATTGAGCCATTATTAGATTCTTTAACTTGCCTGATAAATCTAATGATTCTGGTTCAATAGCTGTTGAATTTTCCACAGAAGCTGCGGTCTTTCTGTGTCCTATAACTATAACATTAGGACATAATGTTTGCAACTTTTTAATATTATTTATGGTGCGTTGCCTAACTAAACCATAACCTTTTCCATAAGGTAAGTCATTGATGGATTCAATCTGATATTCTTGACATACTTCTCTTTCTGTCCATTCGACTAATTTGTCTATGGTATCTAGAGCAAAGTATTTATAATCATGACCATCTGCTGCTTCCTTATAGAAATCCAATAAATCCTGCTTACTATTAACTGAATGAAAATATCCTTCTAGCATATTGGAGCCCTTTTCGGTATCAATCACAAGGCAATCTTTGAGCGAACTCAACATTGTGGTTTTACCTACTTTAGGGGCTCCATATAAAAGTAATATTCCAGGATTAACAGAAACAGGTTTACGTTTGACCTTTTTAAGTGCCATCATTTACCCTTCCATTTAAGCCTCATAATATAAGACTATTATTATTTACTTCCAAGCACTAATCCAGGAAAAGAAAATACCAATTCTTCTGCTACATTCTCTTCGTTAATTAGCTTTTTTACTGCATTCGCAATAAATGCTCCACTCATGTTAGAACAGTATGAAGTCGCCTTAGCATTGCAGGGCTCATCTTCAGCTTGCGCATCCGAATACCAAGTAGTCTTGTACTTGCCAAGAGTTGGATTCGTAATGGTATACTGTTGATATTCCTCCGCGCCCATACGACCATCGATAATAGCAAAAGGTTTATTGCCATTCTTAAGTGCCGCAACAGCTGCTTCTAGACGACTATCCATACTGTCAAACCCTAATATAACAATATCATCTTTGCCTAAAGGCTTTAAGAATGCAGAGAACCGTCCGAACTCTGCATAGATATTAACATCAGGATTTATACTGACCAAATGATTGTCGAGTGCATCGACTTTTCTTTTGCCAATATCATTAAGTGTATAATGTGAAACACCAATATTTTGTATTTCTACACTATCTAAATCATATAAAACAAATGTTTCACCACCCATCCTACATAATTGGGTAGCTGCGGAACTACCAATAGCCCCGCAACCCAATATATGAAAGATTTTATCAGTGAAATCATTGATTAAAGCTGAACTTCTTTCATTAATATGCATTAATTTACCTCCTTTATGTTTTCAAAGAAATCTTCTGCAAAATTACCCATTGCAAAAGTTGCTAATTCATGTGATTTAAGCTTTTTAATCCTAAGATTATGTTTCTTAAGCTTCTTATTAGCTTCCTTAGCTTCTTTCTTATACTCTTCATAAGATATTTTATTATCATAGAACTTTTCTGCTAATTCATCTATGAATTTCATTAATTGAGTATATTGTTCAGAAGTTAATGATTTAAAATCACAATCATTTTCATATACAGTATGGCCATAACTAAACCCATAGTTGTAATCAAACAACTCTCTTTGAGCTTGTGAATGACCATAAGTATTCTTTCCACCATATGTAACAACTTTAGCAGCTTCTTTCTCACATTTCTTAGCTACTTCTTTGTCAATAGCTTTACTTTGAGGTATTTCATCTTCTATATGAAGAGGAACGTTAACTTCAGCTTCAATAGGATAAAACATTTGAACTCTTAATTTGTATTCTTGTTTAAGATTAACAACAAGAGATACACTAAAATCATCTGTTTCATTTTCCATTATTGTATTATCGTCTGTTCCTGACCAGAATGCACCCATTGTATGATGACTATGCCACCAACAATGTCTTACATCATCGCCATATTTATCAGCCATTTTACCATAATGCATTGCTAACTCTGCTTCATCTAAATCACAATTACCTGCAGAAACTTCTTGTTTAAGTATAACAGGGTCTTTTAGCCAAAAATTTCCTTCTGCATCTTCTACGACTACACATTGGCCACCTATTTCTGCTTTAAATTGCCTATAAGACGATTCGGCATATTGTATTATTTTTTTCCAATCATTCTTAGATATAAAGAACTCTGGAATCATTTTTATCTTACTCATTGATTTCTCCCATGTTATTAATATATGTTATAAAGTCATTTGCATTTGTTTTCTTGAACATTCCATTAGGCATTAGTTCAGCAGAGCCAGCACTATATTCTATTTGATGTATTGTTGCTTGTAGCTCATCAAGAGGAAACTCTGATTCAGCTTGACATAATCCTGCTTGAGGCGTACTATTCCCTACCCAATGATTATATATTGCATCAGAAGAGCCATAATAACTATTTGCTTGTCTGAATCTATAATCATAAAATATCCTTTTTGCAACCTCAAGAGTTGTATCTAACTGCTCTTTATTAAACTCAAAATCATCACTCTTCATATCGATAAACATATCAAGATATGTATCATCCATATATTTTGTAGTTAAATGACCTCTAGCTTCAGGAAAACTTTTACCTCCATCATTAAACAATGCATTTTGTATTGCACGTTCTGGCGCTAATGTTCCTGAGTTTAATAAACGAGTGAATAGAACTTTTAAACCTACTGCTATATCCATGTTTTCTAATGTAGCAGCTTGATTCATAGCCCATTCTCCAAATTCACCAGTTACTTCTCTCGGTGTATATGTCATACGTTTATATATTGCACAATCAGTATTATTTGCCAATGTGCAATTAGAACAATGGTCTTCTAATAATGATGCTTCATCATAACCATATGCTAATGTTCTTTCACAATTACTAGGTGATACTCCAATACTTTGTCGAGTTAATTCACTCCAGTTTTTATTGTTGCCAGCGAATGACATATGTAATGTATTTAAAGGACCTGTGCTATGAACATAATATACTTCAGACCATGTGCGTAATAACGCTTTGGCAATACCTAGATTACCATAAAATATCTGTTTAATTATGTCTTCTTGCCAGTCTCCTAAACATAGATTACCTAAACCATAGTTTCTTGTTTGCCTATGCAATGTATAGCCTGGACCTTGGTCATCCCTATATATAAAAGGATGTCTTAATCCAGGTATAGCAGGCTGTTGATATGCGAACAATGTCATATTTTGTGTCCATCTTCTTAATCGTGTGTTTGCATATGCAGCTCTTCTACCTAAACAATATTCATATAAAGGAATAGACAAACCTAACAATATTTCTCCATAAGGTTGAGTATGTAATAGATTGCTATCTATTTCACCATCATCACCTTTAAGATATACTCTTAAGTTTACATCATCTAATCTAAATATAATATTTACCCACCAATGTCTTGGATTAGTAGTTTTCCATCTGGCATTTTCCTTATCAAACATAGTTGTATCACCTATACATCCATCATTATCAAAATCCAACACATTGCATTCTGCTAAATATGGAACAAAAGGCTTATCTTGAAAACTATCTTCATAATATGCTCTATTCCAATATGGAAATGGTGTAACTTCTACATCTACATCAGCAATATTAGTGCTTAATGAATCATATACTTCATCTAATAATGCTTTACCTTGTTCTAATGTGTCACCATCTACCAATAATTGACCATTATAACGATAATTAGCCATCATATCATCTAATTTATGAAGAGATTGTCTAAAATTACGAGCATTCCAATCATTATGTTCAAATAATTTACGTAAATTGTTTGCTCCACGTTTTCTTGTCCATTGCGGATGCTCTATTTCGACATATTTCTTCTTAATTTTATCATATGTACCTGGTTTCCACCTAGCTTTAGGTGTATATTCTAGATTCATTCCATATTGTTCATTAAATCGCATTAATAAATCGAAATATTCTGCAACATTTGACAATTTTTCATAATCTATCTCAGGTTTATGTAAGAACTTTAATTTTTCTTGCATTTATTTTCTCCTAACTATTAAAAAGGGGCTACAAGAACACACGTCTCCTATTGTGGAGGTAAGCGTTCGGATGTAATACCCCTTTTTAACATTATTCAATAAAGCGGACCGCGTTTGAGGAAGTGACGTCGACGTCTATTGCTAATTTTCCTATAAAACAGGACCATAGCTTCACCGTGCTTGTGCTTTTTCTCTAATAACGGAAGGAACTTTATTTAGATTAATTAACTATTATACTACTTTTCCGCCTCTTTTATTACCTGAAACGTGTGACACTCTATCTCCCGGGTATGTCACATTTCCCTCTTCGTCCATTATTTTACCACGAAGCTGTATAGAATCTTCGGCTGCAACTTGATTGTTGACTACTATTGTGCCGTCTAACCCTAATGAAGTACGTAATTCGCCTACTGTTTCAGCAGATGTTTCAGTTTCCTGAAATGTTCCACTATTATTCATTAAACGTATTACTATTGTGTTTACTGTTGTTTCTACTGACATATTATATGCCTCCTTTTTCTATTGATTAACCAATTAAATACCATGCCATGTGTATACCAAATCCGATTAGAATACCGTCTATTAGTTTATACATAGCCTTATTGAAATAATAATACAAAACGCGTGTCATTATTTTCCTTTCTGCTCATTATAGAGCGCTATTACAAATGCAATACCTATTAGAATCATTATACCTGTGATTATATCCATTATAATAATTCTCCTAACCCTTCTGACAACTTTTGCAAGCCATTTCTAATTTTATGTATCGCTTCATTTCTTTCAGTTTTCTTCATGAGTCTTTTAGCCTGCTTTTGTTGTAAATCATACATATATTCTAATACATCTTTATCGTTATTGAGCGTATTTGTATCATTCTCGGGCTCAACAGGTATTTTTTGAACTTTAACAGGACCTGGTGTATTTTCCTCTTTAAAAGGCTTAAATGTTAAATTGCGTTTTTTCTTACTTTCCTTTAATGAACGTATTTTAGCATACTCATCAAAGTCAAAATTCGCTTCAATCATATTATTTATTGTACACCATGCTCTGCCTACAACATCAGCTATACCTTGAATACTAAATTGATTGGTATCATATAACATTTTTACCTTTTTAATATCTCGAGGTGTAACTGTATTCCATTTCTTTCTTTTTCTTGTCATTTTTCGTTTCATAACTATTTACTCCTTGTTTATTGTTTAATTGTATTCCATTTTCACGTAACCATCTAGCAGCGCTATAAACATCATCTATATCATCTTCTATCATTGTTTAACACTCCTTATGTCTAAATATCGCCTTATAAGGCACAAAATACCTATTTTAAAGCCAATATCTGTTAATATTGATATAACATGCAAGAAATCATATACATCCATGTTATTTCTCCTTTTCTAATTGACTTCCTTTGCGACATTCGTCATCCCATTGCCATTTCTTTAAAGAATCTGTCAATGCTTTAGCTAATACGCTAGGATGACACCAATTCTTTTCACACATATGTGCCATTTCATGTATTGGAGCAAATGTAAGGTCCCACATCATATTAGCTTTACCAATATCATATACTCTTTGACCATTAACGTAAAAATGTAATGCATCATCAGTATGAATTGTCTCATGACCTTGATTGGTCAATTCTTTCTCTTTTTCCATTAAATCTTGCCATGACTCTTCTGTATTTCCTAATGCTAGAGAGTCAAAACTACCTGGAACTGGTTTATTGTTATTCATAATACTCCTATTCTATTA